TATGCGTGTGCGAGCATAAACACGCGCACAGGTACGCGCTCGCGTTACATACAACCCCCGTGAAGGGCTCCTAGTGGCTTTGACTACTGGGCCTGGCAGGTAACGCGCACGCCCGCCCGCGTTGATCTGGCCCCCACCCCACCCCGATGGGGGGTTGCCCGCGCCTCAGCCCGCGTATAAGGGGTTTGCAAATTTCTGCCAAAATTTACTAGGCGTGTCTAGAAGCGTCAGGAAGGGCCCTCCGAGGAGCCTTAGGTGTCCTCACACCTGAGGGGAGTCGGAGGGGTCTTCTAGGACCTTCCAGGGCGCAGTAAGCCGCATTTCATCAAAGAAGCCATCACCAGTATCCGAATAAACAGGATCCGGTACACCAGAAGGCGGCAAAGACTGCTCCACTTCTTTGATGGCGTCATCAACAGTTTGGGTAACCTTGGCATCAATCCACCGTTCCTCAACAGCAACAAGAAGACCAAGCAATAGGTGACGCAGCCAAACCGGCCACCCATTACTCAAGTTATAGATCTCCTTAAATTTGGTCGTCTTTAGTGATCCGAGCATCAGCCTTTGGATACGGAGGGACAGGCCTACGGTAAATAGCAGACACAGCCATCGAGTAATAAGGCGAATCCATTTTACCGTGTTGTTCAAGCGTGGTCTTCATGTCGAGCCACTTCATGTATTCCTCGTAGGTCATTTGATTCAGGTCCACAGAAGAGCCCTCGAAATCATGGGTAGTTGTTCAGAAAAGATCTGTCGTGCTTGTTCAGCGATCTGTTTATGCTCAAGCTGAGTGCCGTTACCAGTCCTCAACTCAATGTAATGAATCCAACTACGCACTGTCCCATTCATGTAAAGACGGGTCGGTGCAGCCATAGGCAGGACTTCCCTGGCACACTCCTTGGCAATGCCCTTGCTGACCATCTCGGAATAGAGGTCTTCTGCTTCAGCAAACAACTGAGCAGTTCGTCGATAGAGCAGCTGAGTATCTTCCGAACTAAGGTCATCAATGCTGTTCTGCCTGTTCTTTGTGTCTTGACGACGAAGGTGAGGAAGATCAATCCCTCCAAGATCAGACACCCTTGCATACCTTTGACTAAACTCTTGAAAGGAAAAGCTACGGTGCCTGAGTATCTGTGGAGATATAGCTCGGGTCGTATTAACCTCCATAACAATGTTGGCCATCTCAAACACGGACCAATGCTGATTGCGAATACAATAACCAAGAAGCTTATCCACGGTCTCGTGATTCTCCTGGTTACTTGGGTTAGATACCCTGGCACAATAAGCAATGGTTTCTTCTGCGTTTGGTGTGATGCTGATGAGCTTTACTGAGGACATAGCAGTTGGTAATTTGTGGGTGCGGTAGGTTGTTTAATGTAATCAGAACTACTACTCCAACCAGCTCCTCTTACGTTTTGATAACCAAAGCGTAACATTAAATGGTAAGTAACAGTAGTTTCTGTAATTGTAACTAAATTATAAGGATTATCACCATCTCTAATAATCCTATAACGGCCTGTAGGTTTATAACGTTTAGTCCAAGCAGACCCCTTACCTTCAAGATGATGTTTAATTCTATGTAATGGTTGACGAGATATACCTACATAGTATTTATTATGAGATAATTCTAATACATAAATAGGAGTCATTGTAAACACATAAAACAAATAATCTTTAGTTGTTTTATAGTCGGGTTTTCTTTTTTGTTTCAACACACGGAATCCACCTTCGGTGTCTTCCTTTTCTGTGTCTTAACAAACCAGCAAACCTAACGCTCCAGACCTTCGGTCTTCCGCTAACTATAGCTAGTATAAAGGCCCCGGCCCCCATAACAATGTGTCTTTTTCCTTCATCTGTCGGCCCCAAAACAGGGAAGGGTTGGGTAGCTACGTCCAACAGTCAATCGTTCACTCAACAGAAACCTAGTGGGATTACTCTGTGTGTCGTTATGTGTTTTTGTCTATTTCCCCCCTTCCTTCCTGCCCTTAACTGGTCGTCTCTCGGAAAAGCCAAGTGCGTTGACAATTGTTAAAGGGTTTACTTGGTGCAAATTGAAGGGGAAATAGAGTGGAGTATGGGCGAAGGGGAAGACGAGAAAGACAGTGTTCGGTCAATCCCCTTCTATTACCGCTGTTCCACACCAGAAGGCACCACTCTTCTGGTTCAACAGAGCACCTTTTCTTTGGGTCGTGTTAAATCCAGGTATAGACACCGGTTTCGCCGGTTCCAACCCCTTCGAAGTCCCTACCCATTACCAGTCGATCTGTGGCCTCCTGTGGGTGGTCGATGAAGGCGGTCATCATCCGGTTCCACTCCATGCGTTTCTGTTCGATCTGTGCCTCTTTTGCTGAGATGGCCAGGATGTCTTGGAAGTACTTAACACCCAAAGCCAAAGCATCTGCTCGGTCGTCGTGCTTTACCGCGCCTTTTTCCCGACACATGCGTGTCAGCTGGTACATAAGCATCCTAGGAAGCCTTTCCTCGGGGGCCATGTCACCGTTGGAGCGGTAGTCCCACTCGATCAGGCGCTGGTCAATGACAAGGCGATGCTGGTTAAGGATTGGCTCAAGCGTGTCTATGATCCGATCCTCCTTCCTTGTCGTGGCTCTGACCTCTTCAAAGGCAAGACCAATCTTCATTTCGATGGCGTGCTTCTTCATCAGCTCCATGACCGCACCATCACCGAAGTTAGACTCGATTAAGCAGAGAGTAGCTTTGTACTTCTTTGCTCTTCGAAGAATTTCGCAAAGGGTCGAATCGGAGTACCCGTCTTGGTTGGCAAAGATGTCCCTAACAAAGAGGTACCCATTGATCTGTGATAGGACTACGGCAACGGTTTCATCCTTACCCCTACCGGATGGGTCAACAGCAATGATAGTCTGCCCCCAAGAAGTGTATTCGGAAACTGTTTTAGGACGATGCCACCGGTCCCCAGGCAACGCAACGGCGGGCAGGTCAAGCTGTGTTTCCTTGTCAGCCCCCCACACCAGATCGCTTGGGCCCTTTGTAAGATCCAAGGGCAGTACCGAAAAATCAGATAGCTTGAGGGGAAACTTAAGCGCATCACTCAGGCTGGTATCAAGCATGAACTGGAGCATGAAGTTGCTCCGTGACATACTCTGTTCCCGTTCAAGGAGGTTGATCTCAGAGAACCGACTATCTGTGGGAGACCACCTCAGCGCATCCAACCCGTCCCGTTCAAGGTCTCTAACCAGTTGAGGTGCTAAGACTTCCTCGTATCCGGTAAGGTCTTTTGGATACCGTGCGGGCCAGACAAAGGGTCGGTAGTTTCTTTCTCGAAGCGTACGATAAATCGTGAAAGTAGTTTGCGGCGTCCCGAGAAACACAATACGAGAATCGGCTTTCGGCGTAAGGACGGATTCGCCCTCAGTAACCAACTGCAATAGCTTTTCACGCATGAAGTCGGTAGCAGAGTTAGCGGGAACCTCAACGTCATCGAATACGATAAGATCGGCTCGGCTTCCCGTAATCTGACCGGTGATGCCGACACTTTTAACTGATGGCGCTTGAGCAGGACGACAACCGGCAACATCAAACGAAACTCGGGACCACCGTTGGTCATCGTCCATAGGGCGAAGATGAGCCAGCCAATCGAACTCCAAAATGCATTTCTGAGTGAAGATAGTAAAGTCATCAGCTCTCTGTTTAGACGCAGAAATAACAAGGATCTTCTTATCACGGTCGTTCCATAGCGTCCACAGAACGAAGGCAGCAGCGATCCAGGATTTACCGAGTCCCCTAAAGGCTTGGATTTGGAGTCGTTTTGGTCCATTCTGAAGGTACTGAGCAATAGCTAGTTGTGCTCTGGTTGGAGAAGGCAGGTCGAGCGATTTCCATACCAGAGAAAGAAACAACGGAAACGATTCCGAAAGTTGCTCCTCTACGGGCCTAGAAGGCGGTTGTTTTTTGTTCATAAGGGGAACGTACGGAACAGGGGGCGGAGAGGCGTTGTAGCCCCTCCTAGGCACTAATAAGGGCCCTTTTATTTAATTAAGGCGAGTCACCTTAACCTTTCCAACTCCAGAGTTCGTGAGACCGATAGCATCAGCCGCACCTTTACTGAGGTCCAATCCGCGATTCCCTTCATAAGGTCCGCGATCATTTACCCTTACCACAGCACATCTCTTAAAGCAGGCTCTAAGTTTTGTACCAAATGGAAGGGTTCTGTGGGCCGCCGTAAGGCCGTTTTGATTGAATCGTTCACCATTAGCCGTGAGGTTCCCGTGAAAGCCGGGGCCATACCAGCTGGTGATGACGGACAGAGTAGTTAGAACAGAAAGCATGTGAAAAGAGCAAAGGACAGGCTTATAACCACTACGAAGTAGACCCCCTCACCCACGCGCAGGGAAAGGGGGCATCCATCTATTTAACCACACTTCCAACGCTTAAGAGCGAGGGCCTTGCGGGTTGGTTTGCCGTTCTTTGCCATTGGTCCTGGGTTGCCCTTCATCCTAGCACAGAAGCTGCGCTTACGAGGACCACCCTCAGGCTGTGGGGCCTTTAAATTAGATCCAGTGGCTGCGTTATACTTGGCCCTACCTTTTGCAGTAAGGCCGCCCTTAGCAGACTTTTCTCCACGGCCAAGAGATAAGCTCGGGGCCTTTTTACTTTTTCTTTTTTGCACGGCTCTTACCCGCCGAGGACAGGCTTGCCGCAATGGCTTGCTTCTGAGGGTAACCTTCCTTCATCATCTTACGGATGTTGGAAGAAACCGTTTTCTTGGAGCTACCTTTTTTGAGGGGCATGATCACTCACCCTTCATCTTGGTGGTATACTTCTTACCACGCCAGGTAAAGACCTTAGCACCAGAGGTACGGGCAGCTTTAAAGGCTTGGTCAAAGGACTTCTTATTAAAGGAAGCCTGAGTCGTCTTGGGGCTGGGTCCCTGCTTTGGTTTGTAATCGCCTCGCTTCAGAGCGGCAGACAGAGTACCATCAGCAGTATTACGAGCAGTGAGGCCTTCAGCAGCAACAGCAGCAAGAGGAGCACGACGAGCAACAGTACCAAGAGCACGAGTAGCTCCTGCCTGGGCAAGTTTCTTAGCCATCCGTTGAGACGTCGCACGGGCCACACGACGGGTTTCAGCAGCCTTACGAGCGGCTTGACCTTGGGCTTGAGCACGAGCTTGAGATGCAGGAGAGGTGGTACCAGCAGCCTGTTGACGAAGAACACGAGCGCCAGTCTTAGGCAGGTTAACACCACGCTTGGCAGAGTTGGGCATCGTAACAGCCCGCCCTTGCCCACGAGGGGTCGGGTTCTGGGTTTGTTGACGCAGGGTCTGTGCCTTAGCACGCAGCATCCGCATGGTAGGCTTTTCAGCATTTACCATTTTAGGAGTGCCGCTGGGCTTGGTCACCCCGCCCTTACCGCTACCAACTGGCTTAGAGCGTCCTGCCCCTGGGGCCATACCACCACGAACGGTAGCAGGCCCAGCCTCAGCTTTGGTAACCTTAGAAATTCGAGCTTGTTTTGCAGCCCCACGAAGTTTGCTGACAGGAGTAGCTTTGTTTCGTGGATCTGTCTTATTAACTTTACGAGCAGCCATGACAATCAGGCGTTAACGGGACCAGAGGTCGTAGCCACAGTAATGGTGAATCCAGAACCGGTACCACCGATGTTTGCAGCAGCAGCACTCAGCACTTCGCCCACGTCATAGCCAGAGCCAGCAGCAACAATGGTCACAGCAGTCACAGCACCACCAGACACGGTAATGTTGGCAGTAGCGCCAGTACCAGTACCACCAGTCAGAGCAACACCATTATAGGTGCCGGTGGTATAAAGAGTACCGCCAACCAGCGTACCAAAGGTCAGAATCGCGCCTTGAACAACATCCACACGACGCACACGGCCAGTCTTGTTGGCGTTGTTGGAGGAGGGCACACGATCAGCCTTACGCACGGCAAGGATAGCAGTCTTGGCAGCACCAACGGTAGCATTCAGAGCCACGGTGGTAGCGGAATCTGCAAAGGTAGCGGGGACGGTGGTGGTAGTAGCCACACCATTCACCACGTTCTTAGTAGTATGAGTACGGTTCTTCAGTTCGTCTTCATCTTGACGACCAGGAGCCGAAGAAATGGAACCGAAAGCGGAACCACCAGCAGGAAGAGTAGACATCTGTTTAAAGAATAAATGTTCTTAGGTAGTAGTCCAGGACAGGACTTTGGAGAAATTATCAAGAGAAAAAGTCTCTTGACCAACCCACCAGCTAAGCCAATGGGACGAGCCTTTGCTTTGATTGCAAGAAAGACACGCACATACTACGTTGTTGGTAGTATCGTGGCCTCCGCGTGCTTTTGGATGAACGTGATCCAAGGTCAGATTGTCAGACGAACCACAATAAACACACTGGTTATTCCAGTAATCTTTAATTGCAGCTCGCCACATCCGCTTTGCATCAGAGGAGGTCATGGCCCTTAAAAGAAATAAGTACTCAGAAGGATCTTTGAGAGGCATGGGTGCCTACTGCGGTGGTTTACTTCTTCTTCTTTTTAGGAAAGCCTGCCTTCATATTGGCGTAGGCCTTAGGAGTAATGGTAGAGTTCTTTTTAGAGCGGGAAGTTCCAGCCTTTTTACGGGCGTTGATGTTGGCATAAAGCCCAGGAGGCTTAGCATTACCCTTGTTCATTTCTTAGTGCTCTTGTTGTTGTGGCCATTTCGTGCGCGGTTCCGACTTGGACTTTCGAGAACCATCGTCCCCTTCTTGGTATGGGAAAGATCGGGGCCTCCCTTTCCCGCTAGGCCGCGCCTTCTACGTTCAGTCCACCGCTCTTCGGAGGCATTTTTAACAGAAGGCTTCTTATTCAGTTTGCGTTGATATGCCGCCTTCTTAGCAGCCGCTTTTGGGTTGGCTGCGTAGTA